CCGTAAAGCCGTCAATGTTGCGATATAGGCCGGGCGTAAATGCTACCAGCCCCTGCCGCGGGAATACCACGCTCTGATCGTCACCAAACCGCGCCACGTCAACGCCCAGTATCTTCGCCTCGCGCTCTATGTCGTGGTCGCGGTAGCTGCGCCGCTCGGCAGCGCTAATATCGGACGGCCCGATCAGCGCGTCCCAACTGTGCGGCGGAAAACGCCCAAAAACATTCACCAACACCCACGGGTGCTCAACCCCGTAAGCCTCCATCATCTCCCGCGCCCATGCCACCGGCATCCGCGGCGTCCGCTTCGGATCGTCCGGGTGACCGGTAATCTCCCAGACGCGCCACAACTTGCGATCCCGCTCGCTCGCCCGGTACAGCGGGCCCGATAACTGCGTTGGGTTCCCAGCCTGCACGATATGCGTCTCAATCCCAGACGCCATCGCCGCCTCAGCCGCCGCCATGACAGCCTCCGGCATCCCGCCCGATTCATCCAACACGAAAAGCATGTAATCCGCATGTAACCCAGCCAGCGTGTCCGCCTGCTGCTCAGGATCCGCATCCCGACTCCACGTCCGCGCACTCGCCCAGTGAGTGTCAGGATGGTCGTTCGCAAAAATCCGCTTCGACTGCCACGTAAACAGCTCCTTCAGAAGCTCGCTCTTCTGCTGCCACTTCGCCAGCTCAGCCCATAGGCAATCCCGTAAATTGTCCCCCGTAATGCTGGTGGCCGCAATCTTCGCATGCGGCCGCGTCAACAGAAAATTCCAGATCAACCACGCCAGTAAACAGGTTTTTCCGGGGCCTTTACAGTTGTGCGTAACTATAAAATCACCAATCTGAAAACATGACGAACGATGACCAACCCCTATACAAACAACATCGCCACTACCATCAGGATCTATACTTTCAATATAACGGGTGTAACGATGTTTCTCAGGAACATGCCAACGCTTACACTTTTCCGCGGCGGCCAGAAATGGCGGTTCTGGCCCCGATATCATCGCTCGATAGCCGTCGCGAAACCCCTCATGTGGATAGGGGCCACCCCTCCAGGCACAATACCCAAGCGACCGGGCGAGCCAGATAAAGTCGTCGATCAAACGTGCCGACGAGGACGCGAGATAAGTCTGCCCATTCAAGCACACCGTCCCATCCGCATCCATCAGTCCGCGCAGCAAATCCAACCGCTGCGAGCGCGACGCGCGCTTGTAGCGTTCCGGGATGTACTTCTCGTGCGAGCGCAATTGGCTGACGCCGGTCTCTCGCAGCCCGGAGATGCCGTCGAACCAAATATCCTTCTCACCTTCGGCCGTCCGCCTAGGGTGCCAGCCCATCTCTCGACGCGTCAGCTCTTCCCTAATAGCCTCGTCCGGGCAAACCAACGTCGCCTCGTTGGCAACCCCATCGCCGAGCCACAAACCAAACACATACGGGTCCAACGGCTGCGAGCGAGCTGCGTAATCAACCGAACCCTGTACCGGAATGTTGTATTGGTTCTGCCCACTCGGCATCTTGACGCCACCACCCAACAATTCCAGCGTCGTCAGATCGCGCTCGCGCCCCAGCTTACGATCATACGGTGACTGAATCCGCCAAAGGTGCTCACCACATACCCGAACCGAACACCCGTCCGAAAACGTCACCCGATACAGCGCAACGTTCGCTTGCTCAAAGCGAGCCATAACCCGCGTCCGCAAACCATCCCGCGCGAAAACCTCGTCGCCAACCGCGATGTCACCCCACCGTCGAGCGCCTCCCGGCGTCTCAACCCACTCCTCAACCCATATCGGCGCCTGCATCGCTATCCGAGGCGTCGTCGGGAACGACCGCAAAACATCCTCCTGCCACGCGTCAGGCTCAACCCGAAACAACTCCCGAACCATCAGCGCCGGGTCGTCCCACCAGTCCATAAACCGCTCGGCGTCCTTCAGCATTCGCTTCGGTACGCTGTACGGATCCGCCCCTAAAGCCGGATCACCCCTCAACCGCGTCCACTGCCGCCGCATCAACACACCTCAGGTAACCGCCGCCAGCCAAGCGGCCAGAGCGCCGGCGCGTAATCCGAACATGGCGAAAATACCGTAGCAACCCACTCAGCACCCCTAAGCCGATCGCCCGGCTCAATCACATCATAATATTCCCGAGGCGGGTAGTAACGCCCAACTACCCAAAAACACCCCCACACCGAACCACACAACAATAATAGCTCGCTACCGTCCCGTGGTGCCGTTGCCATCGGCTCAGCCCCCATACTCAACCATCCCCCAAATTTCCGCCAAGGCCCCGCAAAACCTTAGCCGCAGCCGCTACCCGCTTACACCGAACAGCACATGGCGGATCCTATGGGCAAATCACCACCGGGCTGCCACCCAAACCTACAACACAACAACACCAGTCCGGGATCCGACCCGCCGGAATGCTCGCTACAGTAGTTCGCATGCAAAACCCCCGTAAAATGTAGGATGAGAGTCGTCGATCGAGGGGGCCGGGGTAGGTCGCCAAGTGGGGGTAGGGGTCGAGGCTGGCTGATGTCCAGATTTAATGTCTTAGACGACTTATTGATTAGGGGGAACGCGCCAACGGCGTCCATCCCACTGCATTAGCTCCATGTAGTAGGTATGGCCAGCGGCACGATAGTGTGCCCGCAGCGCGACGCGTTCTGGTTTGGCCTCAGGGTTAGGCTTAGGCCGGACACGAACCCGCTCAAGCCGAGCTACCCTCGCGGCTCGCCGTCTCTCAATCCGCTCGCTCAATGAGGGATGCGGTATGGTAACTCCTGAGGTTGTGGTTGTTTCACTCAAGGTTTCTGCCCCTCGTCGGCGGATGGTATATCCGCGCCCTGATGCTCAATCACCTTGGGTTCAGCAGCCTTGGTTGCTCGCTCGGCCCGTAGTTGAACGACAGCATCAAGCAAGTCACCAAGCAACGCCTTAGCCTCAGAGCCAGTGTGGTTAGCGAAGTCCGCTTGGTTGTGAGCGCGAGCCATAAACAACAATATTTGAGCTTGTCCACCGGTTACTGACTTAGCCTCTGACGCCGCAGCAAGTCTTCCTTCCCACAACCTTGATCTTATTGCCTTCGCACGATCGATCGCGTCGCGAAGCTCGGGGTACACTGTTGCCCATTCGAGCAGCTTCTCACGGGAGACGCCGCAATCTGCGGCAGCGGCTGCGAGGCTATATCCTTCTTTGGCAGAGTTTACGACGATTGTTCCGAAGTGCGGGCGATATTTGGTTTCGCGTCCGAGGCGGAGATATGGTCCAGTTGAGGTTCGGGTGCGGGGTTCTGCCATGCTGTTGCGGATATGCGCGAAGGGGTTGGCTGTGTCAAACGCAATCGGTAACGGTTGACTGTCGGACGCAAGTTTCGGCTACGAGATTGCGATTGGTTGCGCGAGGCATTTGGGCAGGTGCACGGCGGAACCACAACCTCACCCCTATATGGGCCGCGCGGCATCGTATGTTGGATAGGGCATACCTTTATGCCTGCGGGCTTGGTTAGCTAACCCGGTATCCCCACAGGGACAACGGTTAGTTGGCTGGCTGGATTGTTTCTGATCGCTGCGCTGTCAGGCGTGCTCGCTCTAGGGTGTGCTTTCAGCACGCAGAGACCCTTTCGCGCGCCCGCGTGTGAAAGCGGATGCGTGAGGCATGGCTGACCGGACTTACCGGCAATCCGCTTTCGGGCTGTCGATATCAGACGCGCCTTGGCCTAATGGCTAGGTGACGCTGATACGTCGCGCCTCTGCGAAGTTCACACAAGGGAGCCGCCGAGGGAAGGGTCACCCGTGCTTAACGGCCCGCTGGTTCAGCCTATTTACGTTTCGATTTACTCCGAAAGGTTAGTGGTTTGCGGGAAATCGAGACGTTTTTGACAGCCTCATAGGAGGCCTTTCTTACCCGCGCGATCGAGCGGGGCAGAAATGGTGTTACGGGCGCGTTGTGCTCGCGCTGCAGGGCATGAGTAAACGCAGCGGGTTGCGATGGCTTTTGAAAGCGCCACTCGCGGCTGAATTTGATCGGCGGCTCGCTCATAGCGCGCGCACATCCGAATTAACCCAATTCCACCATTCGCGCAGCGTCGCTTTAAGCTCGGCGAGATCAGCTGTAATCCACCCTCTCTGTTCGCCAGCCCAGAAAAAACAATATCGCTCGACCGTCATTGCCTCAGCATCGCCAACAACGACAATCACCGCGTTCCCAGCAATTCGACTAAAGGCACGATACGTAATCACTTGCCCGGTTGACAATCCGCCGGATGCCGGCGATTTCCATTCTAGCAACAATAACAGGCCGTTACGCTCGATCAACCCATCGACATCGCCAAAATTGCATCGCGTCGGCGCAAAACACTCAGCAAACATCTCGATCTTCGGGCGATATTTGCGGTTGAAACAGTTCTCACCATTCTTGCAATCGTGACGTAGCGGATTGTACCCCGGCGCTGCACGGCTGGCCGGCTCGTCCAAGCTCATCGGACAAATCCGAAGCGCGAAAAACCCTCGATAAAGCGCTCCTCGTTGTCGCCAAAATAAAACAATGCCTGCCCTTGAGTGGGCGAGCATTCTTCGCCGTCAATATCGATAAACCGAATCCGGCCGCGCGTGAAACAGATGCGCTGGCAGAAATTCGCTGCGGCGTGAAACCATGCGGTATCAGTGTAATTGTGCGTCAGCATGATCGCCTGGATGAGCCG